GCTTTTGATCGAGGTTAACAGCCACCAGCGAAAGATTGATTGGCGCGCTTTGCTGCAAATTGCGCAGAATCTCCAGCATGGTATAGCTGTCTTTACCCCCGGAGAGGCAAACCATGATGCGATCGCCTTCTTCAATCATATTGAAGTCAGCAATGGCTTCGCCCACGTTACGACGCAGGCGTTTTTGTAATTTGTTCAGGTTGTATTGTTCTTTCTTCGTATTCTTTTGATTTTCTTGCATTATTTCGGTTCTCTGGTACTAAATGGGGCAAATTGGGGGCAAACTTTGCAACTACGATAGCCGCGCATTCAACATGGCTACCTGTTCGTCGTTCATATCATCAATCCACATACCGTAAATTTCATACACCATCTGCGCAGTTTCATGCCCCATCTGGCTGGCTATAAATGCCGGGTTCGCTCCTGCCGTCAACAGCCAGCAGGCAAAAGTATGCCGCGTATGGTACGGATTACGGCGGCGAATACCAGCACGTTTTACTGCTGCATTCCACCTTGCCCCCAAACTGCTTACCGAGTAATAAGGTTTCTGTTTTCCGTTACACACCCTGGGCATGAAAACAAAATGCAGTTTTTGCTTTTCGGTTCTGCCGTACTCCCGATGATAAAAGGTGATTTCGCTTTTGCGATGATGCCCGGTCAGTTTGTATTGCACCTTCAGTGCTTCAAGAGCAGGCTGCAGTAATGTTACTGTCCGGATCCCGGCATTTGTTTTTGGGGGACCGAACATATCCAGTATCGTCAGGTTTCTTCTGACATTCACAGTTCCCTTCTCGAAATCCACATCCTCCCACGCCAGAGCTGCCAGTTCCCCGTGACGAAGCCCGGAGTAAACGGCAAATTTCCACAAGTTTTGGCTCTGTCCTTTTTCACTTTCCATTAATGCATTGAATTCTGTTTTAGATAACGGGTCAGGCTTTATTCTGTTTCGCTGTAATTTTTTTACTCCTTCAAATGGTTTGGTTGATATAAATCCCGACTGATACGCAAAACGTAACAGCGAACAGAGCAGGGCGATATAGTTATCAACTGTGCGCACGGTTCTTCCTTTTTTGTTGGATCTTGGATTATCCAGGTAAAGCGTTTCTCCATGCAGCAGTTCATTCCGGTAGTTTAAGATATCGCTATAACGAATATATGATATCGGGGTACTTTCACAAATTATTATTCTGAGTGTTTTTAATTGTGATTTCGTTTTCTTCATTGTGTTTGTTGTTAACTCTGTCTCTTTAATTTTTGTCCAGATATCACAAAGCTCCCCGAACGTTTTTATGACTCTCGTTGTCACCATTTTTGCCCCAGTGCTGGACTGGGGAAAACGTCTTAAATACTCAAATTCACCGGAGTTTATTTCATGAACTATCAGCGCTCTTAAATTTCCGGCCTTTTTAATATTACTGTTTGTAATCTCCCAGCCTTTTAATGTTTCCCGACATCGTTTTCCTCGAAACATGAACCAGATGCGAATGTTTCTACCTCTAATCTCGACACCTGTTGGTAATTTAGACATATCATGAGTCTTTGATAAACTGATTTATCTTTGGATAGTTGTACCAGATAATCCCTCGTTTGCTGTCTGGCTTACCTAAAGGAGATACTCGTTTGAAGTGGAAGCCCTCCACCCAACAGTTCTGGCGGTATGCTTCAATTTGTCTGGCCCCCAGACCAGTGCGAAGCATCAGGCCGTATTCAACCATCCACTCTTCATTAAAGATTACTTGTGCCATCGCATCACCTCTGGCAGGCGCCAATGTTAGACTGAAATTGACGCCTGATGTTGATTATTAATAATCAGCTATGAAGTTTTAATTTGTATATAATGCAACTCACGAGGACAGAAGTTTCTCGCAATTAAAATTTATCAGCTTTACTTTCTGCTCTCTGGACACGCCTGCTTCTTTTTTCCCTGAGAGCATTTTTTCGCATTCTGATTTCGTTAATTTAGATTTTGAATATCTTGTCCAGTTAGTAGGAGTGCCACCTTCTTTTTCAATAGTGGCAGTTATTTTATACATGAACACCTCCATTATTATTTCCAGTAGTTCGTTTATTCCATCTTTCGAGTGCTTCTTTTTCACTTCCACCATAGCCAGTTCGGGATTCGCATCCGTTGCATTTTGCCCGGTAATATCCTGAAATTGCTTTCACCGTAACAGATGGACAACCACAAAACGGACATGGTTTAACATCGTCATATCTCATAATTTTTGTCATAAAAACTGTCTCGCGTTGGCGGTGCATTACACCGCCAGGCTGAATTATTCTTCTGAATTATCGATCACACTGTATTCCCCGGTTAATACAGAGGAGTCTGCCGGATCGATTGTCAGTGGTTCCTTTTCATCCATTGATACTGCACGCTGGATTTCAATTGAGACAGGCAGGTATTTAAACAGGCGACGAATAGCCGTTTTTTTTGCCATTTCTTCCCAGTGAGTTACCCATGGCCCGTTATTACCAGCCTTACTCTGGCTGCGCACCAGTTCAATCTGTTTGCGCGTCATAACTTCAAACTGAGTCCCTCCGTCTTTCAGTCTTGCGACAGCATAGACGTGGGTAACCGGGGCATCTTCGTTTTCTCCCGGGCGGTGTATTAACTTTTCATCAAGGCCAAATTCGAAGCTAAACTCGTCACCTTCACGGACAACACGGGCTGACAGGCTGGCGATTTGACCAGAACGGCGAGCCAGATCAATCATGCCGCGATAGCCAATGATTAGCTGAACGTTTTTTTTACCGCTCTTTTCGTTTTTATTACCAAAAGGCAGTAAATATGCATGACCGAGAGCGCTACCGGGCTCAAGCCCGAGCTGTGAACACTGTACGATTGCACTGACAAAACTCATAGTGTCACAGTTTCCTAACGCCGGAACTTTACGAATTTCTGTGGTGGCGATACGGATCATACGTTCAGCCGTCATATGGCGTGGAAGAGCTGCTGCCAGTTGCTCTTTCATTGATGGCTGGTTAATAAAACTAATCACGTCGTTATTTTTAATTGCTGCTGGTGCACGGTTTCCCTGAGTTTTTTGCAGATCGGCTTTTGCGATTGGTGGTTGCTTAGTCATTTGCATATTCCTTAGCCCAGCGGGGCAGTGATAACGTCTTAATAGCTGGCCATTCATTGGTATTGAGGCAGTCAGCCAGGGTTCGCAGATTGCGGTGATATTCCAGCTGACCTGCCAGTTTTGCTTCTTCGCCCATCATGAAAATTTCAACCGGATAACGTCCGCATTCAATAGTTGTGCTGGCAACCAGAAAAACGAAAGTTGGCTGCACTCCAAACTGTGCTTCATAACCGTCACTGTAGAATGCATCCTGAACGTGATAGCGGTAGTCGTAATAAGCGGTTTTGAATCGTTGAATATCCGCCGTAGTTTTCACGTCCATGATCCAGTGAAATTCAGGGATAATTTTGTCCGGACGGCACCGACACAAAATTCCTGTTTCAGGATCTTCCCAGTAAATTGATGATTCAGCGTGTCCGGCGCTTTCAACAAGCCATTGCCCCAGCGGCAAAGCCATAACGCTTTGATACATGAGTTCAATTTTCAGACCTTCTTCCGCAGTGATAACCGTTTTTCCTGTGCTTGCGCATTCCATCAGAAACGCTTTCTCTTCTTCTTTTCCGGCGTTTGTACGGCGGTTAAATTCAGGTGCTACGATAAAGCGGTTACTGAATTCTTCCGGTTCAAGTACCCGGCAGTGGAAAGCGGTTCCTAAATCGAGCGTTTTTGTCTTTGTGTTGTCCACGGGGGCATTTTTACGCCACAAATACAGTGCCGGAGTATCAGCAATGTCATCGAGCTGAGACTTACTGACACCGGGACCTACGTGGTAATTCTCATTCGAAATTCCGTAATAAATACCTGGCTCTATGTCTTCTACGATTACGGGATCTGCGACTTCGCCAGTTTCATCACTGCAATCGCGATGCGGATCGCTGCCAGCATTCTCATTGTGCGGATGTTCAGCGCCTTCCATTTCCTCCGGATCATTTTCCTTAGCTTCAACCTGATTCTCTTCATCGAATGTTTCCTGGTATGTTGCGTCGCCCATCACCGCGCCACAATCAGGGCAGTTGCCGCCACTCCTCTGACCGCAGGCGGTGCAGATCTTTTCCGGTTCCTGTTGCACTACTGGTTCAGGTTGTTTCGTTTCTGGCTCGTTTTGTTGCGTATTTGGGCTGTTCTGTTCCGCTTTCTGGTCGTTCTGTTCCGTTTCTGGCTGATTCTGGTACACAGAATCGCGGGTCTGGATCCCCTTAATCCATTTCGGATCATTCGGGTCGCTAATCCCTTCAACAAATTCTCCGCGAGAGGCAGCCAGTAATTTGTCTGCATCGACAGGATTTTGGGGCGGAATGTTTTTCCGGGCTTCATGGAGTTCTGCCCGCAGTTTCTGATATTTCGCATCAACAGAATTTATCTGTGGCTGAGCATCCATCGACTGCGTGTCCTGATTATGTTCAGTTGTATCCGGTTCCACTGCTTCAGTCGTTGCCTGTTCATCTGCCATTGCGCCAGATGGCTGCGGTTTTTCTTCATCATCCTGTTTTCCTTCTTTTGTTACACGCTGCGGCATTGGAGCAGAGGAGCGACCGCAGGCAATATCCACGATTTCTGGATCAGGGTTGGCATGGTCGGTTTCGGTCAGTACTTTGTTCAGATATTCGGTAACACGGTGGGGAGTAGCCTCGATACCAATTGGTGCTTCTTTCACGGACGCAACCACTATCGCGCGGGAATAATCCAGGTGACCAGGCATGGCGATGAATTTGTCACGAAAAACAGAAAAGGGCGGCTTATTCTCTGAAACGATTTCTTCAATGCGTTTGGCGTGTGCCGGATGTGGATTGTAAATATCGATGTCCATTGAACGGGCCAGAACGCCAGCGGCAACGTCACGTTCTACTGACGCATCATCGTGGACAAAACCTTCACCGCGATCGGTAAGAATTCCTCCGCCAGCATTAGCGCCGGATGGCGTGCGGCTGATGCGTAAAACACGATTTCCTTTCATCCACTCTTTTGTCAGCAGACCTCGATCGGTATAGTCAGCGTCCAGGTATGCTTCGAAAAAAGCAGTCATTAACCCCAGACTGGAATTAACGGGATTAGGGAAAACTTTGTCTGTGTCGCGTACCAGTTTGTGAAGGTCGCGAATCTCCAGCGGGTCGAGCAGCTTTGTGTTGTGGGAAATAGCCAGGGCAGTAACAGCAGGCAGTTCTTCAGCTCGTGCGATATGTAATGCCTGAAGTTCTTCCCGTGAAACGTGCGTTACCGGTTTTTCGCTGCCATGTTGCGCAAGCCAGCGAATGGGCAGTTCCTGACCGGAAATCGGCAGGAGCATATTATCCTCAATCTCAGCCATGTCTTCGCCATTGACGTTGGTATTGTCAGAGCTGGCTGGTTTGTCCTGAACTGAGGGGGAAGGCGCTATAAATATCATTGTGATGCCATCTTCCCCGCCTTTTTCATAGCGGTTGCAGAATTCAGTATCGAACACACCTTCAGGCGGCAGGTCATTAACAATGGGCAAATTCACGCGAACAGGTTTTTTGAAATCCTCTTCGTCAAATCCAGCATCGTCCATTGCGACAACACCCCGTGATATTGCAACCGATAATTTTTTTGCTGTGCGCCAGTAAAAACCGCCTTTAATCCCAAGGCGTTTTCTGACTTTGTCATTTTTGGCTTCGTAATACAGTGCAATTTCTTCTTTATCAGTGCTCATTGATAAACCTCATAACTATTTTAAGGTTGTACGAATCCCTGCCATTGCTGGCATGCTTAATCAACGGGTATGGCGTTAATACGGCTGGCGGGTTATCCAGCCGGTATTTCGTTATTCAGGTACAGCGATACTTTGTTTAACGGGAGACATTCACCGGAAATTTTTTGCTCGTCTCTTGCCTGATGGCAGGATTCTTTACTGGCATAAATTCCGGTAATCACATTCTGTGGCTCACCTGTTATAAGAAAAACCGTCATCATCAGTGCAAACGCTGAACTCACTGCTGCCCTCCGAAAATGCCAAGTTCAAGAAGGGCAATTCTGGAGAGTATGGAATTATCATTGAGAAGATAAGGCTCATATTTTCTCATCCTGATGGCGTCTTCAGTAAACTCCCGGTTACTGAGCAGAATACCAATATTAAAACACCCTTCAGACGTATTAACGTTTGGTAGTGACGTTTCCATTATCGCGTCCTCAACAATGAATTTTGTGATGTGGTGCCTGGTGCCTCCAGGTGACGTTAACCAGTTAACAATTAACGCCGGAATACAGAATCACCCATAACGCTGTTTTTAGCTTTAACTGTTCCGCGTGCGCTCAGCCGCATTCACCACATCACAAAATTCACTTTAAAAAGGGCGGCAGAGCAGTCACGGAGTAAAACTGATACCGCCAAACGTCACCAGAAAATTGATAACAGAAGGCGTTGCAGCGGGGTTGTCACTTAAGCGTATGGTCAACCTGACAACCCGGTGTCCTCAACGGGGGAAGGAATAACCCCTCCATACTTACCGCCGCGCCATTTCGCGGATTGCCACAACCGGAAGCGCACGGTCGACGAAAATTTAACGACAGGCTATCTATGAACCAGCTACCTCGCCGTGCGCTTTCGCGTTATGGTCTGACTTTTCAGGGAAATATCCTTTCAGTAAACTGTCAGTGCCGTATGCTCACCCGTGTCCGGCGCACGCACTCCACCTCACCCGTGGAGAACTCCTTAATTACCAACCTTAGCTTCGTTGGTTAGCTATTAACGCGGGTATGTAATCATTCTGGCAATGCTTAATGCCGCTGCTTTTTCCAGATTGGTGATATCCTGCTCCAGAGCGGACAGTTTTTCAGCCTGCTTAGCCCTGGCTTCATTGACCCATTTCAGATCCTGCGCTGCATTAATTTTCTGGCGCATCCACTCATAAAGTTCATCATCGGTATAGTCTGGTGCGATGATGACGGGTTCTCGTTTCTGCATACTGATTCCTCGCGGTGCTGTTTCGCTTATCAGCCGTTAGATTTTGCCGAGCTGGAAAGCGCCTGTTTAAATTCGTTGAAGCTGAGAGCTTCTTCGCCGTCGGCAAGACCTTCGAAGTATTCTTCATAAGCCTTTTCCATGATTGTGTCGAAATCCATATCACTCACCTGAGTTTCTTTCCAGCCAGCGACGGGCACCATTTTCGGTTTTAAACGTTTTGCTTTTGGTATACGTCATCGCGGTGAACGTGCCGTCCTGGTTGGGGAACACGCCACATACCAGAGATTCGCTGTTGCCAAGATCGATAGTATCCATGCTGACCTCATTTCCCCTTAACGCCGGGTAGCGGAACTGTTTGCTGAGAACACCGTGCGGTGTCTTGATGGGTGGTAATTTAGTTTTCTCATGAATGTTGGTCAAGTATTTTTAATGAGAAAGCTCAATATTTAATGCAAAATAAAGCCAATACATTGAAATGTAAGGCTTTAAAATTTGTGAAGGGGGTTACTGATGTTTGTTACGTTTGCGAGCTTCTAGTAGCTCGGTGAATAGGCGATTAAAATTCTCAACGCGGGCACGGAGTTCGCTGATTTGTGCTTGCTGCTCTGATTTTGGAAGTGCGCGATACAATCGCAACATCTCCAACTCATCTTCCGATAAGTCTAAGGCGCTGTTGAGTGCAACTGGTGGATCTGGTGTTTTATCCTCGTCACCAAACAGTATCCAAGTTGGTGAACATTGCAATACCTCAGCCAGGCGATGCAAATTTTGCCCGCGCGGGGCTGTATGGTCGCTTTCCCATAGTGAAATTGATGAGCCAGATACGCCAGCGGCTTTGCTTAAATCGTTTTGACTTAAACCAACCTGTTTGCGTCTTTCTCTAATTCGTTGACCTAAAGTTTTCTCGTTCATATTTAGATATCTTAATCACCCTTGACTTGAGATTCCTTGAGTGATTACTATTGAGAAAACTCAACTTTGGAGGGGTGATGTTTAAATCAGACGTAATTAATTTTTATGGGACGAAAGCCAAAGTAGCGAAAGCTGCTGGTGTTGATCCATCTGCTGTTTCTCAATGGGGGGAACTGGTTCCTGAAGGTCGCGCGATGCGCCTGCAAGAGGCATCCGGCGGGGAACTTCAGTACGACCCCAAAGTTTATGACGAATATCGTAAGGCAAAGCGGGCGGGGCGGTTGAACAATGAAAATCACCCCTGAACAGGTTTGTGAGGCTCTGGATGCCTGGGTATGTCGACCAGGAATGACACAGGAGCAGGCGACGATATTAATCACGGAAGCATTCTGGGCTCTGAAAGAACGCCCGAACATCGATGTTCAACGCATCACGTTTAATGATGGCGAGGTTGATCAACGGGCACTGGGCGTTAACCGGGTGAAGATATTCGAACGCTGGAAAGCTATCGACACCAGGGATAAGCGGAAAAAATTCACGGCGCTGATTCCGGCAATTATGGAGGCTATCCGAATTAGTGATTTCAGGTTGTATCGTGAGATCAGTGATGGAAAAAGCATTACGTACATGATCGCCGGATTAAACAAAGAATATGGCGATGTGGTGGAGTCCGGGCTGCTTTTTGCGGATCCATCTGTTGTGGAACGTGAGACTGACGAGCTTATAGAAAAAGCTATTGCTTTCAAGCATGCGTATCGTCAGCAGTATCAATATTACTTTGCAGATAAACAAATATCTGTCTGGGGTTCGTATGAGTATCGATGCACTACGATGGGCTAAAAAGGTGAAAACCGGCAGTTCATCCAGTAAGTCAGTATTGACCTGGCTTGCTGATATGTGCGGTGCCGATTTGTGTGCATACCCGTCTGTATCTGCACTGGCAGAAGTAACGGAACTGAACAAAAAGACTGTGCAGGACAGCTTACGACACCTGATGGAGATTGGGTTAATTGTTGATACCGGTGAGAGAAAAGGCAGAACAAAGCAAATTGTGGTGTACCGACTTATCGGTGTAGAAGAAAGTGTTGCCGAGCCTGAATACACCCAAAAACGGGTGTCTTTAAAGGTGGGTAAAATTGGTGCTGTTAATAAAAACAGTACCGAAAACGGTTATGTTTCAGCACAAAAGAGCCCCAAAAACGGAACTCTTTGTTGCATGGAAAATAACCAAAGACACCCAAATTTTCCATCAAAGACACCCAAAAACGGATCACGGAACCCAAAGGAACCCAAAGATCTAAACCCCACACATAACGCACGCGAGAGTGCTCCGATCAGTGAGCAGGAAGTTTTGTCGTTACAGGCAGCCCCCCATGTATTCCTGGATGGCCTGAGCGAACCCATCGGAAAATTTCCGATGACCGATAGCTGGTATCCGTCACGGGATTTTCGACGACGGGCTGCGTTGTGGGGGATGGCTTTGCCGGAGACAGAATTTACACCTGCTGAACTTACCGCATTCCGGGACTACTGGGCAGCGGAGGGGAAAGTGTTTACGCAGATTCAGTGGGAGCAGAAATTCGCCCGTCACGTAAATCACGTCAGGGCGCAGGTTAAACCAGTCAGCAAGGGGGTAAACCATGCAGCAGCACCAGGTGGCACCGCATCACGGGCAGTTCAGGAAATTCGGGCAGCACGTGAGCAGTGGGAACGTGAAAACGGATTTATCAGCGACGGAAACGGCCTGGAAGCTGTGGGAACTCATGGGGGAGGTTTATTCGAACCGCTGGACCCAGAAGAACGGGGCCGCACCTTCGAAGCTCTGGATTGCACAGATTGGCGCGATGACTGAGCAGCAAATCCGGCAGGTCTGCCGCCAGTGCATGGACCGCTGCCGGGCGGGTGAAACATGGCCTCCGGACCTGGCTGAGTTTGTGGCGCTGATTTCGGAAAGCGGGGCCAATCCATTTGGCCTGACGGTGGATGCTGTGATGGAGGAGTATCGCCGCTGGCGTAATGAGTCCTGGCGATATAACGGAAGCGACAAATATCCGTGGCCTCAGCCTGTGCTGTATCACATTTGCCTCGAGATGCGTTCAAAGGGGATTGAACGCCAGATGACCGAAGGGGAATTAAAACGGCTTGCAGAACGGCAGCTGACGAAATGGGCAAAGCATGTTAGTAACGGCCTGAGCGTTCCGCCAGTACGGCGACAACTGGCGGCACCAAAACGCCCGTTGGGACCAACGCCAATTGAGTTGCTGAAACAGGAGTATGAACGCCGGAAAGCGGCTGGTTTTGTCTGATTTGAGAAGTAATTTTTATCCGGAGGAAATTTTAATGGGAACCGTATTGCATGCACTGAAAGCGATGGGTAAAGCCAATTCTGTTGAACTGGCGGCGCGGCTTGATATCAGCCGTGAAGAAGTTCTCAACGAACTGTGGGAACTCAAAAAAAATGGCGTTGTTGATAAAACGGGTCACACCTGGTTTCTGGCTGTCGAAGGTGAATCCGGGGTAACCGAAGGGCAGGCACTACAACCTGAAGCGCCGGATGTGGTAACCGAAGAGGTCGCTCCAAAAGTTAGCGCTGACATGATGATTGAGTTTATCGCTCAGGAGGGGGCTAAAACCTGTGAAGAAATAGCGGGTAAGTTCGGTGTCAGTACTCGCAAGGTTGCTTCCACGCTGGCGGTGGTAACCGCAACGGGGCGGCTGGCACGCGTTAATCAGAACGGTAGATTTCGTTACTGCATGCCGGGCGATAATTTACCAGCAGAGCCGAAAGCCGCGCTGGTAACGGAAAATGATGGTAAGGCCTTTCCTCAGCCAGCAGGTGTTGCGTTACCAGTCCGGGAAGCGGAAACACAGGAAGAAATGAAAACAGAAATCGTGGAAGACATTGTGAAGTTACAGCCATCGGTCACCGAAACGAAAGCAGATGACCTGATTCTACCATCGCTGCATGTGGCTAACCGAGAGCTGCGCCGGGCGAAAAGTGATGTGCAGAAGTGGGGGCGAGTCTGTGCCGCTCTGCGGGAACTGAACAAACACAGGGATATTCTCCGGGATATTACCGCCACCAGAGAGCAGCAGTGAGTGGCTGGAAGACGTGGTGCCGGGCTGAAATCCTGATACTCCGGTAGTGTGCGGGAACGATGACAGTCGAAAGTATCGGCAGTCTGATTGGTCGTAGCGAGGCAGCGGTCAGAGCGAAAGCCCGGGATAAGGGAATAAGCCTGATGCTGCGGGGGGATTTTCGCCTGTCAGCCAAATTACCGTATAAAGCGATGGACTGCCTGAAGCGAAACGGACTGATTGGCGCTGAGGATAGTTTACGATGACCTGGCCTGAGGCATTCGTAACGGTAGGAGTTGCAATGGCGGTAGCGCTGGTGGTGTATTCGATTTGCCGCTGGGGTTGACGTAATTACTAATCCGGGGCTATATTCACCTCACGGTCGAGTTGACCGTCGGGATTGAGACCCCGGATAGAAACCGCGACAGACACACGCCGCGAGCGTGTTTTTTATTGTCGTATGCACGCGCACATCTGAATTATGGTGGGGCGTATAGGGGAGCTGAAAAGCTCGCCGGTTGGTTTCCCGGTAGTCTCAACCCTGTACGTCTCACCACCCGACGATTGAGACCTGACGGTGGTGATAGTTTAGAAACCACCCTAGGGTGTCGTTATGACTACTCAAATCTCTGTTGAAACTCTTGTTGCTATTACTTACAACCAAATCCCTGTAATTACCACTGAGTTGTTGGCGCATCTTTATGGTGCAGACGTTAAGAATATTCAAAACAACTTTGCAAGGAATGTAGGGCGCTTTCAGATTGGAAAACACTTTTTTAAGATCGAAGGTGAAGAGTTACGTGAATTGAAGCACAGACCATCTTTAAGTGGGTCTGTGAAAATCGCCCGTAACGTTCGTTCCCTCATCCTCTGGACAGAACGCGGAGCAGCCCGTCATGCAAAAATGCTCGAAACCGATCAGGCGTGGGAAGTATTCGAAAAACTCGAAGACAGTTACTTCAACCAGTACGAGAAAGAGCGGGCTATGGGAAAAATGAATATCGATTTTCACCTGGCGATCCGTGACGATAAAACCGCCTTCATCCGAAGTTATGCGCCTGGCCAGCTGGTGACGGTTGAAGAAGCCCTGGCTTTGCTTAAATCGCGCGGATGGCTGGTAATGCCACGAGATGAACTGGCCGGAAAATTAATGGAGCTTTAACCGATTGAGTTAACCTTGATATGGGAATTCCCATATCGGGAGAACATTACCATCGGGGATAAAATGATTTGCGGGGAAAGAAGAGTTAAGTAGAATTGCTGCGGGTGCTTGAGGCTGTCTGCCTCGGGCATGCCGCCGTAAGGCAGACAGAGAAAAGCCCCAGTTAACATTACGCGTCTTGCAGGACGCTTAACATTAATCTGAGGCCAATTTCATGCTTTGCACATGTAGGTTAGCCTCTTACGTGCCGAAAGGCAAGGAGAAGCAGGCTATGAAGCAGCAAAAGGCGATGTTAATCGCCCTGATTGTCATCTGTTTAACCGTCATAGTGACGGCACTGGTAACGAGGAAAGACCTCTGCGAGGTACGAATCCGAACCGGCCAGACGGAGGTCGCTGTCTTCACAGCTTACGAACCTGAGGAGTAAGAGACCTGGCGAGGGAGAAATCCCTCGCCACCTCTGATGTGTCAGGCATCCTCAACGCACCCGCACTTAACCTGCTTCGGCGGGTTTTGTTGTATTAGAATATCAGGATATTACCTGGATCCCGTTTTTCTCGACAACTGAAAGAAGCCGAAGAGCTGCACCTCCCGGGCGTTTCACTCCTCGTTCCCAGTCTGATATCAGGTTTTTACTGACGTTGAGGTATCTGGCAAAAACAGGTTGAGACAGATGCTCTCGTTCTCGCAGTGCACGGATCCTTTCCGGAGACATTACCGGCGCAGGCTGAAGACAAGTTTCATCGAATTCGCGCATAGTTTGTTTTGTGATTGCACCGATATCATGGAGTGACTCCATCATTTCATGTACAGATGCAAGTGCATCACTGCGGTAATTTTTACTCATTGGGTACCTCCGTGAACTGGCCTTGTTGAATCAATTGTGCCAGCTGTTCATCAGTAAGATTGAGGACATGGGGAGCGGCTTTTCGAAAAGCATTTTCCTCTATAGCAGTGATATTCTCTCGTTCATTCTTTGCGTATGCGTAGATGAAAAAGGCTTTTTCTGCAACGCGGTAAAAAATTATTGTCCGGTAACCGCCTGATTTTCCGCCACCACTTCGGGCTAATCTTTGTTTAATGACACCACTACCCAAATTTGCGGATATGATCCCCTTATCGGCCTGCTCCACGATTTTGCGCAGCGATTTATCGGAAATCCGATGTTTTCGGGCGAAACGTTCAAACCAGGCGTTTTTGAAAATTCGCATACCTGCCTCTGCATTTTATATAACACATAGTGTTACACCATGTGGACTATGGAGGCAATCTTTATTTGAGAATGCTTGCTGATTTATCGGTGTTCAAAAAATAGACGTAATTCAGATTGTATAAACGGCAGACAGAAAAAGTCATTGTTCTTGCGCATAAAATCCTCAGATTTACTGAGTGAAATGCGTCTCTTTTCATGGTTATAGTCCGAGAGAAGCGATAATGCATTTCATTTCCTTTACGTCAGGAGGTGTTGTGAAAATCCCAGCCAGTTTGATCCCGGGGTTTTATGAGAGCACGCGCCCGGTTGTTGTTTACAGAAACAGTGATGGTTCTTTTCAATGTGGTTTTGTTATGCGAAGTAATGAGGTTGTTGTAAGCCTTTCTCTTCTTTCTGAGGTAAGAGAGTTGGCAGGATTACCTGTTGATGATATTCAGAAGCAGCTATAAAATCAGGCTGACTTGAACCGTCGCTGAGAAACACCGTGCCACCGGAGATCCCGATGGCGCACGATAGCAGATTGCACAATTCTGCCGCCCTTGCCAGTAGGCAAGGGCGGTGTTCGCACGTATTTAAAACCGACTGGTTCCAGCATCCCCTATGCACTGAAGAACAGGCCGAATGGCTGATCCAGTGTTACCGCAGGCGCGGATATGAGTTTGAGAAAACCCTCAGCTTCGATCGTCGTCACTGGATAATCTCCGTCAGGCTCCCTTATTCCGAACGCCCACCGCGTCCGTCCCGCACATTCCAGCAGCGCATCTGGAGGTAACGTGCGGGTATTACTTCGACCTGTTCTGGTACCGGAACTCGGTCTGGTTATCGTTAAGCCAGGCCGTGAATCAATGTCAGTATTCCATAACGGCAGAATATTGGTGGAGCCGGAACCGAAAAACATGCGTGGTCTGCCGTCCGGAGTCGTTCCTGCCGTTCGCCAGCCGCTGGCAGAGGATAAAACATTACTGCCATTTTTCAGCGATGAGCGGGTTATTCGTGCAGCAGGTGGTGCAGGTGCACTGTCTGACTGGTTATTACGTCACGTGAAATCCTGCCAGTGGCCACACGGCGATTATCATCACAGCGAAACAGTCATTCACCGTTATGGTACCGGCGCGATGGTGTTGTGCTGGCACTGTGACAACCAGCTGCGCGACCAGACATCAGAATCACTCGATCAACTTGCTCAGCAGAATCTGGTTGCCTGGATGATTGATGTCATCCGTCACGCAATAAGCGGTACGCAGGAGAGGGAGTTATCGCTGGCCGAATTATCCTGGTGGGCGGCCTGCAATCAGGTGGTGGATGCACTACCTGAGGCAGTAGCGCGTCGTTCGCTGGGATTACCAGCGGAAAAAATCCGCTCCGTATACCGTGAGAGTGACATCGTACCGGGAGAACAGACAGCCATCAGCATACTGAAGCAGCGCACAAAAAATATTGCGCTGCCACTTCACGTCCACCAGCAACAAAATCCACCACAGAAAAAAACGGTTGTCAGTATCGCCGTTGATCCGGAGTCTCCTGAATCGTTCATGAGGCGGCCTAAACGTTGCCGCTGGGTTAATGAGAAATACACGCGCTGGGTAAAGACACAGCCGTGTGCGTGTTGTGGTAAGCCAGCTGACGATCCGCATCACCTGATTGGTCATGGTCAGGGGGGAGTGGGAACAAAGGCCCACGATATTTTCACGCTACCGTTGTGCCGGGAGCACCACAACGAACTTCATGCAGACCCGCTGAAGTTTGAGAAAAAGTACGGCTCTCAGATTGAGTTAATTTTTCGTTTTCTTGATCACGCCTTTGCGACTGGCGTGCTCGGGTAAAAGAGGTGACTGATGCTCATAGATTTGGTTTTACCTTACCCGCCGACGGTGAACACTTACTGGCGACGCCGTGGCAGCACATATTTTGTATCAAAAGCCGGGAAGCGTTATCGCCGGGCAGTGGCGCTTATTGTTCGCCAGCAGCGACTGAAATTAAGCCTGTCCGGACGGCTGGCAATAAAAATTATTGCAGAGCCACCGGATAAGCGCCGCCGCGACCTGGACAATATCCTGAAAGCACCGCTGGATGCGCTGACGCACGCGGGGTTGTTAATGGACGATGAGCAGTTTGATGAAATCAATATTGTACGTGGAAAGCCAGTATCTGGTGGACGTCTGGGGGTGAAGATTTACCCCATAATGCTTGAAGGGCAGGTCAAAAAATGAAACTGGAAGATTTACCGAAATACTACTCCCCAAAATCCCCTGGCCTGACCGATGCATCGGCCTCAACGTCAAAAGATGCGCTGAGTATCACTGATGTGATGGCCGCGCAGGGCATGACACAGAATCGGGCTGAGATGGGGTTTTCTGCGTTCCTTGGGAAAATGGGCATTAGTATGAATGACAGAGAGCGGGCAACAGAATTGCTGACAGAATATGCACTCAGTCGGTGTGATCGCGTGGCGGCGTTAAGAAAACTCCCGGCAGAAATAAAACCGGCAGTGATGCGTATTATGGCTTCGTATGCGTTTGAAGATTATGCCCGTAGCGCGGCGAGCAAAAAACAGTGCCCCTGCTGTCACGGAAAAAAATTTATTGAAAGCGAGGTTTTTACAAACAAGATCCAGTATCCGGATGGTAAGCCGCCAGTGTGGGCAAAGTGCACAAAAGGCGTGTATCCGTCTTACTGGGAGGAATGGAAAAAAGTCAGGGAGGTGGTAAAAGTTGCCTGTCCGGAGTGTGGAGGGAAGGGAGAGGTATCCACTGCCTGTAAAGATTGTCGTGGGCGCGGTGTTGCCATTCATCGTGAAGAGTCGGAAAAACAGGGTGTGCCGGTTTTCAGAAACTGTCAGCGTTGTGGTGGGCGTGGCTATGAAAGATTACCTTCAACGGAGGCATTTAATGCCATATGTAATGTAACCGATGCCATATCTCTTGATACATGGAAAAAAACAGTTAAACGTTTTTACGATACGCTGGTGGTGCAGTTTGATATTGAAGAAGCATGGGCAGAACAACAACTGAAAAAGGTGACCAGATAGCTTTGTTGATTTTTCCCGAATCTGTGGTAAATTTGCCCTAACGATGGGCGTTTTATGCCTGACGTTAGAAGATTTTTTACACCCGTCGCCAGGCGGGTTTTTTTATGACTGAAATCACGCCAGTACAGTAAACGCGCTGGTGGCGGTGAATACCGGTCTTTCAGCTTGCTGGCTTTTTTGACAAGAGTTATTGGTGTGTCACGTTAACCGAAAAGGGAAAAAGACATGCTGAAACAGCAGGATATGACAGAAACTGCCAGAGCAGTGTTTAATGAATTAAGCGTCACCGAACCGGCGACAGTCGGGGAGATTGCGCAGAATACTTACCTTTCACGCGAACGCTGCCAGTTAATACTGACCCAGCTTGTTATGGCGGGTCTGGCAGACTATCAGTTCGGTTGTTACAGACGCCTTCAGTCCTGAAGGCTTTTTTATTTGTGGTAAATGGGCGACTGGTGGGTGTTAGGGGCACTCACCAGCCATCTGCTCATGCGTCTGGATCACAAGCAAACCTCAGGCCCACTGCTTTGCGCAAAAGCGGTATGAGCCTATCAGAGACAGGCTTAATGATCCATGTTTAATACTGTAAAAATATCCAGTTGTGAGTTAATCAACGCCGACTGCCTGGAATTTATCCGGTCGTTACCCGAAAATTCTGTTGACCTGATAGTCACGGACCCGCCGTACTTTAAAGTGAAGCCTGAGGGCTGGGATAACCAGTGGACGGGTGATGAGGATTACCTGAAATGGCTGGACCAGTGTCTGGCGCAGTTCTGGCGGGTGCTGAAACCTGCCGGAAGTCTTTACCTGTTCTGTGGCCATCGCCTGGCATCTGACATTGAAATCATGATGCGTGAACGCTTCAGTGTGCTGAACCATATTATCTGGGCGAAGCCGTCCGGACGCTGGAACGGGTGCAACAAGGAAAGCCTGAGGGCGTATTTCCCCGCCACAGAGCGCATTCTGTTCGCGGAACATTATCAGGGGCCGTATCGTCCGAAAGATGCCGGGTATGAGGCGAAGGGCAGGGCACTGAAACAGCATGTGATGGCTCCGCTGATTTCTTACTTTCGTGATGCGCGTGCTGCCCTGGGGATAACGGCAAAACAGATAGTGGATGCCACAGGAAAGAAAAACATGGTGTCGCACTGGTTCAGTGCCAGTCAGTGGCAGCTACCGAACGAAAGCGATTATCTGAAATTACAGGCGCTGTTTGCCCGGGTGGCAGAAGAGAAGCATCAGCGCGGTGAACTGGAAAAGCCCCACCACCAGCTGCTGGAGACGTATACTTCACTGAACCGGCAGTATGCGGAACTGCAGAGTGAATATAAACATCTGCGGCGGTATTTTGGCGTGACGGCGCAGGTGCCGTACACGGATGTGTGGACGCATAAACCGGTGCAGTACTATCCCGGGAAACATCCGTGCGAAAAACCGGCAGAAATGCTGCAGCAGATAATCAGTGCGAGCAGTCGTCCGGGTGACCTGGTTGCAGATTTCTTCATGGGGTCGGGTTCGACAGTCAAAGCCGCGATGGCGCTGGGGCGTCGTGCAACTGGCGTTGAGCTGGAGACTGAACGTTTTGAGCAGACGGTCAGGGAAGTACAGGATTTAGTCAGTCAGAACGGATGATATTGCAGGATTAGTTACGTACCGTTATTATCCTGCGCCCGGCCCTTTAGCTCAGTGGTGAGAGCGAGCGACGCATAATCGCCAGGTCGCTGGTTCGAATCCAGTACAACGCGCCACACTTATTTTCCCTGGCTCGCTTTTGCGGGCCTTTTTTTAAATGTCTCACAATTCAGGCGGTTGACTGTTGTCTGGTTTGCGGGGAGTTTGTTAAAAGAAACTGGCATGGTGAACCCCCCTGTGCGGAGGGGCAATCAGCAACCAGGTATATGGGGTAATCGCGGATTCAGGTGCTGGTACTGAATTCACCGGGAGGCACCCGGCACCATGCAAGAAAAAGAATGTGCATGCAAAAATGCCCCTCTCCGGAGGGGCATTTTTTATGGGTAAAAAATGCCCGAATGGGTTCGGGCAATAGCATGAGATACTGATATTGTTGTGTTGTTATCGTGTGGATTTTAACCAGGGTTTATCAGGCTGCGCAACTGCGTGGCCTTTTTTCATTTCTTGGGCTGTAGTCCCCGTGTGTCATTCAGGCTTCCGGACTACAGCCCACTCCATATCTGATTTAATACACTATCCCGGCCGGGAGGAATAATGACATTTAAACATTATGATGTTGTCAGGGCGGCGTCGCCGTCAGACCTTGCGGATGCGCTTGCTCAAAAAATTCGTGAAGGATGGCAACCATATGGTGGGCCGTTTTCTTCGTATACGGATGATGGCGCAGCACTTATTCAGGCGATTGTCGCAGAAGGTGATGTGAGCACACCTGTTGTGGTGAAGCCGACAGGTGGAGAAGGTGCAGTAATCAGCGCCACCAGCGACCCCTGGTATTACTTTGTTGTGGTTCTGGCAGGGCAGTCAAACGGCATGTCGTATGGTGAAGGTCTTCCGCTGCCGGAGACATATGACCGTCCGGACCCGCGCATTAAGCAGCTGGCGCGTCGCAGTACGGTGACACCGGGCGGTGTCGCCTGTAAATATAACGACATCATTCCGGCGGACCATTGTCTGCATGATGTGCAGGACATGAGCCGCCTTAACCATCCGAAAGCGGACCTGTCAAAGGGGCAGTACGGAACCGTGGGGCAGGGGCTGCATATCGCCAAAAAATTGCTGCCGTTTATACCGGCGAATGCGGGCATTCTGCTGGTTCCGTGCTGTCGTGGTGGTTCAGCGTTCACCACCGGAGCTGATGGCACATACAGTGACGCGAGTGGTGCCTCGGAGAATTCAACCCGCTGGGGTGTGGACAAGCCGCTGTATAAGGACCTTATCGGTCGAACAAAAGCAGCACTGAAGAAGAATCCGAAAAATGTGCTGTTTGCCGTGGTGTGGATGCAGGGGGAATTTGATTTTGGCGGTACGCCGGCAAATCACGCAGCACAGTTTGGTGCGCTGGTTGATAAATTCCGTGCAGACCTGGCGGATATGGCAGGTCAGTGCGTCGGTGGCTCTGCTGGCGGTGTTCCCTGGATATGTGGAGATACGACGTATTTCTGGAAGCAGAAGAACGAATCCACGTACCAGACGGTGTACGGCAGCTACAAAAACAAAACGGAAAAGAATATCCATTTCGTACCGTTCATGACCGATGAGAACGGGATGAATGTGCCGACGAACAAACCGGAAGAAGACCCGGACATTCCGGGTATCGGATATTACGGTTCGAAATGGCGTGACAGCTCAGCCACCTGGACGTCACAGGACAGGGCGAGCCATTTCAGCGCCTGGGCACGCCGTGGGATTATTTCCGACCGTCTGGCAACGGCGATTTTGCGCCATGCGGGAAGAGTGGCGCTAAACGCGGGGGCATCATCGACAGTATCAGAGGTGCGCCCGTCATCGCCTTCCGGTGCAGAAGCCACAGGCGTCACAACACTGCTCTCTTACCTTGCCAGCGAGTCAGAGGGAAGCCTGAAAGTACAGGGATGGTCAGCCAGTGGCGGCAGGGCAGAAGTGGTCAGCGATGCGGAGGGAACCGGAGGTAAGGCAGTGAAGCTGACCAAGGAGGCCGGTAAAAGCAGCTGGGTGCTGGAGTACGCCGCGGGCAACGGTGCGGCTCTGTTACAGAAAGGGGGGCAGATTCGCTGCCGCTTTAAGGTTTCGGGAGCGCTGGCTGCGAACCAGTATGTTATGGCGTTTTACTGGCCGGTATCTTCACTGCCACAGGGCGTTGCCCTGACCGGAGACGGGGGGAATAACCTGCTGGCAGCGTTCTACATCCAGACAGATGTAAAAGACCTGAATGTGATGTACCACAATGCGAAAGTGGCGACAAACAACCTGAAACTGGGAACCTTTGGCGCATTTGATAACGAATGGCATACGCTGGCTTTCCGCTTTGCCGGGAATAACAGCCTTCAGGTGACGCCGGTTATTGATGGTCAGGATGGCACACCGTTCACGCTGACGCAGTCACCGGTCAGTGCATTTGCGGCGGATAAACTGCATGTGACAGACATTACCAGGAATGCGACTTACCCGGTGCTGATTGACAGCATTGCGGTGGAAGTGAACAACGCGGATGCCGCGGCATGATAAAAAAAGCCGCCAGTTGCCTGAGACCTCTGGCGGTGTGAGATTCATGGAGAATCAAGGAAAGATACTACCACTTTCGTCATCGGCATTTTTAAATGAAAACTGTTTACTTAGTCAACCATAACGGTAAGAAATTATGACATTTATTCATCAGCTGATGCTGTACTTCTGTACGGTGGTCTGTGTGCTGTATCTCCTTTCGGGTGGGTACAGGGCCATGCGTGACTTCTGGCGCAGACAGATTGACAAAAGGGCCGCTGAGAAAATCAGCGCCAGTCAGTCAGCCGGAAGCAAACCCGAAGAGCCGCTCATTTAGCGGCAACTTTCTTAATCACATCTTTCGACGAGAAAATCCCATGTCAGAAATTACATCCCTGGTCACTGCTGAGGCAGTGAAGGAAGTCCTGCGCTCTGAAGAAGTCCGGAGTGCACTGAAACAGAAACTCCGCCAGAATCTTGAGTCGCGTCTTGATGCAGAAGTGGATGCTATTCTGGATGAACTGCTCGGCGCACCGGCAGTTCCTGAGCCGGAAGGTATCGCGGGTGAGGGGAGTGCTTCAGATAGCGGTGACCCCACACCGGACAGCGACATGATGATGTAAGCATGCGTCAGGGACCATCGGTGTGTGCCGGTGGTCTTTTTTATTGTTGTGAGCTTCCGGATTGCGGGAGACGGGGTATGTACCAGATGGAAAAAATCACAACAGGCGTGTCATACACCACGTCAGCGGTGGGAACGGGCTACTGGTTCCTGCAGTTGCTGGACAGGGTTTCCCCGTCTCAGTGGGCGGCAATAGGCGTGCTGGGGAGTCTGCTGTTTGGGCTGCTGACATATCTGACGAACCTGTATTTCAAAATCAGAGAGGACCGGCGTAAGGCGGCACGGGGAGAGTAGGTGATGAACCATGAAGAAATGAATCAGCGCTTCAGTCGTCTGGAAAATGAAATTGCTGAACTGAATAAAAAACTGTCGGCGCTGATGCCTTCTGAAGATGAAAAAAAACGCCGCGATGAGCAGTTTGCTGCGTTTGACGATTATTGTCGGAAAGTGATGAGCAGAAATCTCGCAGAGTGTTTCAGTATTCATAATGATAATTGCAGTGAGCTGGAATGGGAGTGTAACCGGCCATCCTTTGTTGTATCCGGTGATGACGGGAAAATCACCATATCAGAAAATGGAAAAGTAACACTGCCATCGCACCAGCACAGTGAGACGCTCATTGAATTTGCCATTGATTACCTGAAGAACAATAAAAAACAGGGGCTGATGCAGCGCATTGGTCGTTGCATGGGGTATCTGCAGGTAGCCGCTGAGATTGAAGCGCTGGCCAGTGGTGCTGATAAGGATGCAATTGTGCGGGAGGCTCTTCTTCGTAATTTTAATACTCCACCCTTTAAAAAAGTGCCGGCTTACTGGCTTCATCCCGGACTGACTTATCTGAAAGTGCGTATTTAGTGGGCCTGGGACAGCGGCTGAATATTTAATATATCCATGAACACAAAAATCAAATACGGCCTGTCGGCTGCCGTTCTGGCGCTGATTGCCGCAGGTGCTTCTGCGCCTGAAATTCTCGACCAGTTTCTTGACGAAAAAGAAGGTAACCACACCACGGCATACCGTGATGGTGCGGGTATCTGGACCATCTGCCGTGGAGCCACCCGGGTGGATGGTAAGCCTGTTATTCCTGGCATGAAGCTGTCGAAGGGGAAATGCGACCGGGTTAACGCCATTGAGCGTGATAAGGCGCTGGCATGGGTGGAGAAAAACATCAAAGTGCCACTGACTGAACCCCAGAAAGCGGGGATCGCGTCATTCTGCCCGTATAACATTGGCCCCGGTAAGTGTTTCCCGTCGACGTTTTATAAACGAATTAATGCAGGCGATCGCAGGGGAGCGTGTGAAGCGATTCGCTGGTGGATTAAGGACGGAGGCAGAGACTGCCGTATCCGCTCAAATAATTGCTATGGTCAGGTATCCCGTCGTGACCAGGAGAGCGCGCTGGCGTGCTGGGGTATCGACAGATAAGCAGAATATTTTGCTGAAAAATGACGTTGGCCAACGCGGACGGATAACACGAAATCCTGCGAACTGGCAAAACCTGAGTGAATAAAAGTAAAAACCCCGTTTGTTAGCAGCAGGTGGGGTTTTGTGTTTCCTGACTCCGGAAAAGTCAAAGGAGAAAGTGTGTTTGATTTTAGCAAACTGATTCGGGAGATTTGAGTGATGGCTGAAAAATTATCTACCTGGAAGTTCATTCTTATCTGGCTGGTGTTTGTGATTATGGTCTCCGGTTATTTCATCGGTCAGATACGCTGGTGGTGAAATGAACCGCGTACTGTGTGTGGTCATCATTGCCCTGCTGGTGGCCTGTGGTGCGCTTAGTCTGGGGCTGAATCATTACCGTGATAACGCCATCACCTACAAAGCGCAGCGCGATAAAAAAGCCAGAGAGCTGGAGCTGGCAAACGCAACCATTACTGATATGCAGGTGCGCCAGCGCGATGTTGCTGCGCTCGATGCAAAATACTCAAGGGAATTAGCTGATGCGAGAGCTGAAAATGAAACTCTGCGTGCTGATGTTGCCGCTGGTCGTAAGCGCCTGCGGATCAACGCCACCTGCTCCGGTACCGTGCGTGAAGCCACCGGCACCTCCGGCGTGGATAATGCAACCGGCCCCCGACTGGCAGACACCGCTGAACGGGATTATTTCATCCTCAGAGAACGGTTGATGACAATGCAGAAGCAGCTGGAAGGGGCACAGGACTATATCCGCACTCAGTGCCTGAACTAAGTTTTGCGGATGCGCCGTATCGTCGCTGTATTCCCTCATTAACAGAGACCGCAGCCCGACAGGGAGACTCCTCTGCGCGAGTGTGCGGGGATAATCAAAAACGATACACACCGGGGTTTACCGCGTTAACGGAGCGCGGCGTTGTCCCCTCATAGTCGCTGGTCCGGTGCGATGGTGGAAGAAACCGGACTACATTACAAATGATAACCATTATCATTTTGCGGGTCCTCCTGGTGGGGTGGGCCTGAACACGGGGCGGGCGGCGCGGAAAAAGGCGCATTTTTTGATTTTTATGGCACCATCACCACCAGTGTAAGTTATTGATATATAGAAAATAAAAATTTTTAGTGTCGAATCTGGTTGTTTTTGTTCATCACTGGTGTGTGTTTACATAATTTTCAGGGGGAGTTATGGATCGTGAATTAAAAAATCTGCATCTGAATATTTCCCAACTGGCCGCATTATCCGGTGCTCATCGACAGACTGTTGCGGCTCGGGTAAAAAACATAAGCCCAGCCGGTGGTCATGAGAGCAATCTCAAACTGTACCGACTGACAGATATCCTTGCCGAGCTGATGAAAGCTCCTCTGCCTGTAGATAACGAGGAAATGGATCCTCATGCGCGTAAAGCATGGTACCAGTCAGAACGTGACCGACTGAAATTTGAGCAGGAAACTGGTCAGCTTGTGCCAGTCAGTGATGTCAGGCGGTCCTTTTCTGTCGTGGTGAAAGCGATAGTTCAGGTACTGGAAACCTGGCCTGACCGGCTGGAGAGGGACAGGGGGTGGACCGCATCACAACTGAATGAAGTACAGATTGTGGTTGATGAGGATCCGCGACACACTGGAAAAGGCAGTCATTGACTGTTGTGATGAGGCCGATATGTGAATCAGGTGAACGAGAGCCATAGCCGCGCATCCGATATCTGGCGCGAAGTGGCCTCGCTGTTTCGCCCACCCAGCCGGTTACCAGTAGCGGAAGCCATCAGGCGTTATATGCGGGTTCCACGGGGAGCCAATACTTCCGGTCCGTGGGAGTCATCGCTGACGCCCTATATGATTGACCCCATTAATACATTATCAGCCCGTGAATATGACGCGGTGGTGTTTGTGGGACCTGCGCGAACCGGGAAAACCGAAGGGCTGATTGATGGCTGGATTGTGTACGGCATCATCTGTGATCCGGCGGATATGCTGGTGGTGCAGATGACTGAGACGAAGGCGCGTGAGCATTCCAGAACGCGTCTTTCCAGGACGTTTCGCCACAGTCCGGAGGTCAGCAAGCGCCTCAGTCCTTCCCGTAATGACAACAACGTCCACGATAAAATGTTTCTTGACGGCTCCTACCTGAAGATTGGCTGGCCGTCGATCACCGTCTTTTCCTCTTCGGATTACCGTCGTGTGGCGCTGACGGATTATGACCGTTTCCCTGAAAACGTGGACGGGAAGGGGATGCCTTCACGCTGGCCTCAAAGCGTACCACCACCTTTATGTCCTCGGGGATGACCCTGGTCGAGAGTTCACCGGGGCGGGATATCACCGATACCAAATGGCGTTGTGGTGGCGCACATGAGGCACCGCCAACAACGGGTATCCTGTCACTGTATAACCGGGGAGACCGCCGCCGGTGGTACTGGCCGTGTCCGCACTGCGGGGAATATTTTCAGCCGGTGATGGATAACATGACCGGATACCGGAATAACCCGGATTTTGTGGCTGCCGGTCAGGCTGCCCGTCTGATGTGTCCGCATTGTCGCGGGCTGATTGCCCCTGAGCAGAAACGCGAACTGAATAACCAGGGGATCTGGCTTCGTGAAGGTGAACGGGCGGCGGCGGACGGCAGTATCACCGGAACGCCACGAAACTCCCGGATTGCGTCATTTTGGATGGAGGGGCCAGCTGCGGCGTTTCAGACCTGGGAACAACTGATTTTTAAACTGCTGGCGGCAGAAGAAGAGTATGAGCGAACCGGCAGTGAAGAGACCCTGAAAGCGGTGGTGAACACCGATATCGGACGACCCTATCTGCCCCGTTCAGCCACGGAACAGCGTAAAAGTGAACTGCTTGAACAGCGTGCCGAGCCGTTTCCCCGGCGATCTGTGCCGGATGGTGTGCGTTTTTTTGAGGCAACGGTTGACGTACAGGGCGGTAAAAATCGCCGTTTTGTTGTGCAGATCACCGGATACGGAGAGCAGGGGGAACGCTGGATTGTTGATCGCTACAACATCCGGCATTCACTGCGCTGCAGTCCCAACGGTGAAAGTCTGCCGGTTGATCCGGCGGCATATCCGGAGGACTGGGATTTGTTGCTGACGGATGTGTTCCATAAAACATGGCCGCTGGCTTCTGATCCGGATGTGCGCATGCGTCTGATGGCCATGGCGGTGGATACGGGAGGGGAAGCCGGGGTGACAGATAACGCCTATCGTTTCTGGCGTCGTTGCCGGAGTGACGGACTGGGCAACAGGGTGTTTCTGTTCAAGGGGGATGGACTTCGCCGTGACAGGCTGATTAACCGAACCTTCCCGGATAATACCGGCAGAAGTGCCCGCCGTGCCAGAGCCAGTGGCGATGTCGCGCTGTGGCTGGTTCAGACGGATGCGTTTAAGGATCGTGTAAATAATGCCCTGTGGCGTGACACACCAGGGCCGAACTATATCCACTTTCCCGACTGGCTGGGGCGGTGGTTTTACGATGAGCTGACCTATGAAGAGCGCGGCAGTGACGGAAAATGGCGAAAACCGGGCAGGGGCGCTAACGAAGCGTTTGACCTGCTGGTTTATGCGGATGCGCTTGCCGTTCTGCATGGTTACGAAAAGATCCGCTGGCCCTCCGCACCGGACTGGGCACAGCGGGAAACGTGGCTCGTCTTCCCGCAGGAGCGTTCTGGTGAAACGGTATCCCCGGAACTGACGGCCGGGGCAGAAAAACGCCGTCGCCGGAAGAAAAAACTGCGGACGGAGCGTGCGGAAGATAATCCATGGATAACATCAGGAGGCTGGTTGTGAGCACAGAAGAAGCCAGAGAAATGATACAGCGGTACCGTGAAGCGGAAATGGCCGTACTGGAGGGAAAGTCTGTCACCTTCAACGGGCAGCAACTGACGCTGGAAAGCCTTTCTCAGATCCGCGCCGGACGTCAGGAGTGGGAACGCAGGCTTGCCGCGATGGTGAGCCGCAGGCGGGGAAAACCGGGATTTAAACTGGCGAGGTTTTAATGGCAATTATTGATGATGTGATCGGCGTGTTTTCCCCCGGGTGGAAAGCAGCCAGACTGCGTTCAAGGGCGTTAATCATGGCCTATGAGGCGGTGAAACCGACCCGGACACATAAAGCCCGGCGGGAAAATCGCTCTGCTGATCAGCTCAGTAAATACGGTGCGGTTTCCCTGCGGGAGCAGGCCCGTTTTCTGGATATCAATCATGACCTGGTGATTGGTGTGTTTGACAAGCTGGAAGAGCGGGTGATTGGTGCCAGGGGAATTATTGTGGAGCCTCAGCCATTACGAAAAAACGGGGAAATGGCGGCTGAGCTGGCTGCGGATATCCGCCGTTTGTGGGCTGAATGGTCCGTGAGTCCGGATGTGACAGGGCAGTATACCCGTCCTGTGCTTGAACGTTTACTGCTGCGGACCTGGCTGCGGGATGGTGAAGTGTTTGCGCAGATGGTCAGTGGTGCGGGAAACGGTCTGGAACGGACAGCGGGAGTGCCATTCTGGCTTGAGGCGATGGAGCCGGATTTTGTTCCCATGCGCACTGATGAATCCGCCGGACTGAATCAGGGGGTTTTTCTTGATGAGTGGGGAAGACCGAAAAAATATCTGGTTTATAAAAATTATCCGGTCAGCGGCCGGCAGAGTGATACGAAAGAAATCGCTGCCGGAAAAATGATCCACCTGAAGTTCACTCGTCGTCTGCATCAGACGCGAGGCTCATCCATGTTATCGGGGGTGCTGATGCGGATCAGTGCCCTTAAGGAGTATGAGGATGCGGAACTGACAGCGGCGCGTATTGCTGCGGCGCTGGGACTGTATATCCGTAAAGGTGACGGACAGGACTATGAAGATCCGGGGATCAAAGAGACCGAGCGGGAAGTCCATATCACCCCGGGTATTATTTATGACGATTTGCGCAAGGGCGAGGATATCGGCATGGTCAAATCTGACCGTCCCAATCCCAACCTTGAAACTTTCCGCAACGGCCAGTTGCGTGCAGTGGCAGCAGGCAGTCGTCTGAGTTTTTCCAGTGCGGCGCGTAACTATAACGGCACCTACAGCGCCCAGCGGCAGGAGCTGGTCGAGTCCACGGATGGTTACCTGATCCTGCAGGACTGTTTTATTGGCGCGGTAACCCGCCCGGTGTACCGGACATGGCTGAATATGGTGGTTGCGGCAGGTCTGCTGAAAATTCCGGCGGATGTGGAGATGAAAACGCTATATAACGCGACGTATTCCGGTCCGGTGATGCCGTGGATCGACCCGGTTAAGGAAGCTGAAGCCTGGAGAATTCAGATCCGGGGTGGTGCAGCGACAGAATCTGACTGGGTGCGTGCCGGTGGGCGCAATCCGGATGAGGTCAAACGTCGCCGCAAGGCTGAAATTGATGAAAACAGCAGACTGGGGCTGGTCTTTGATACTGACCCCGTCAACGACAAAGGAGGCAACAGTGCCGGAACTGAACGACAGTATCAGCGCGACACCGAAAGCCAGCATGAAGAATAAATCCTGGTTCAGGATGCAAGCTGGGGGGCCGGGTGACGCGGATATTTATATTTATGACGAGATTGGTTTCTGGGGAGTTACCGCGAAGCAGTTTGTCAGCGAACTGAATGCACTGGGTGATATCACCCACATTAATCTCCATATCAATTCACCGGGTGGCGATGTCTTTGAAGGCATCGCCATTTTTAATGCCCTGAAAAATCAGGGGGCGACCATTACCGTGTATGTGGATGGCGTTGCCGCCTCGATGGCATCTGTGATTGCGATGGCCGGTGATACGGTCATTATGCCGGAAAATGCCTTCATGATGATCCATAAGCCATGGGGATTCAGTGGCGGGGATGCTGAGGATATGCGCAGTTATGCCGATTTGCTGGATAAAGTCGAATCGGTACTGTTGCCAGCCTATGCGCAGAACCGGAAAAACCACCGATGAAATTGCCGCCATGCTGGCGGATGAAACCTGGATGTCCGGTGCCGAATGTCTGGCACACGGATTTGCTGACCAGGTGACACCCGCTGTTGAGGCAATGGCATGTATTCAGTCAAAACGTACAGAGGAATTTAAAAAGATGCCGGAATCCATCCGAAACATGATTACTCCGCCACGCAACAGTGCCCCGCGTGATACCACAGTGACAATCCCTGCACCGGCGGTAACAGAACCATCACCGGTAACGGCAGTGTCTGATGAGGCGACCATTCGCGCCCGCGTTATGGCAGAACAGAAAGCCCGCATGTCAGGCATTAACGATCTGTTTGCCATGTTCGGCGGTCGCTATCAGACGCTTCAGGCACAGTGCGTGGCTGATCCTGACTGTTCGCTGGAAATGGCCCGTGAACGTCTGCTGAATGAAATGGGCAAGGAGTCCTCGCCGACCAACAAAAATACACCGGCTCATATTTATGCCGGAAACGGCAATTTTGTGGGGGACGGGATCCGCCAGGCGATGCTGGCCCGTGCCGGATTTGAAAATGTCGAGAAGGATAACGCCTATAACGGGATGACCCTGCGTGAATGGGCTCGCATGTCACTGACGGAGCGCGGTATTGGGGTGGCCAGTTATAACCCCATGCAGATGGTCGGGCTGGCGCTGACGCACAGCACCTCTGATTTTGGCAATATTCTGCTGGATGTGTCGAACAAGGGGCTGATCCAGGGCTGGGAGGAATCAGAAGAAACCTTCCAGAAGTGGACCCGTAAGGGACGCCTGTCAGACTTCAAAACAGCGTATCGCGTGGGGATGGGCGGTTTTGGTTCTCTGCGCCAGGTTCGTGAGGGGGCGGAGTATAAATACATCACCACCTCAGATCGCAAGGAGACCATTGCACTGGCCACTTACGGGGAGATTTTCTCCATCACCCGCCAGGCCATTATCAATGATGATCTGAATATGCTGGTGGACGTGCCGATGAAGATGGGGCGTGCGGCGAAGGCAACGATTGGTGACCTGGTCTACAAGGTGCTGACGGATAACCCGAAACTGTCCGACGGTAAGGCGCTGTTCCATGCCGATCACAAAAATATTGCCACCGGGGGGATCTCCGTTTCCGGACTGGATGCGGCCCGTCAGATGATGCGCCTGCAGAAAGAAGGCGATCGTGCCCTGAATATCCGTCCGGCCTTTATGCTGGTACCGGTGGCACTGGAGACGGTGGCGAACCAGACCATCAAATCGGCCAGTGTGAAAGGGGCGGATGCAAACGCCGGTGTCATTAACCCTATCCAGAACTTTGCTGAGGTGATTGCAGAAGCGCGTCTTGATGCGGCAGACCCGAAAACCTGGTATCTGGCGGCGGCACAGGGCACTGACACCATTGAAGTGGCCTGGCTGGATGGTGTGGACACGCCATACATTGATCAGCAGGAAGGTTTCACCACTGACGGCATTGCCACAAAAATCCGTATTGATGCCGGAGTGGCACCACTTGACTGGCGCGGGCTGGTGCGTTCGTCGGTGGCCTGATAACCGCGTTATCACAATCACTGCCCGAAAGGGCTTTTTTTATGCCTGAAAAACAGCCCCACAGGGGCTGTCCGGAGAAACAGCATTATGGCGAAAAATTTTGTACAGGACGGTACCACCATTGAACTGGTGAATGCCGGAGATCAGACCATCCTGAGCGGTGCTGCGGTGGTGGTCGGCAGTATGGTGGCCGTGGCCATTACCGATATTCCTGCCGGTGAGGCCGGTGACGGTTTTGCCGAAGGCGTGTTCCTGCTGCCCAAACAGTCTGCTGACGACATTCAGTCCGGCGCGGTGGTTTATCTGAAGGACGGGGTTGTGCAGCTGGCTGCAGACGGTGCGGTGGCAGCGGGGGTAGCCTGGGAAAATGCCCCTGCAAACAGCGCCACTGTGGCGGTAAAAATCAATGTCTGATCTGTTTACGCGAATGTGTTGCCGGATGGACGTGGCGACCGTTCGGGTGATGGGCAAACAGGCGGAGATTAACGGCGTCGTGTACGACGTGATGCCGGAGGAAGAGTCCGCGGAGATGGGGGCGCTTTCGGGCAGCCAGTTGTCACTGGTGGTGTTTTCAGCCCGGTACCGTCCGGCCCGTCATGATGTTGTTGTGTTTGCGGGGCGCACACTGACGGTGACCCGTTATGACACGTACAACGGTAAACCCCGGATTTTTGTCGAACAGGAATGAGTATGGCAATAAAAGGTCTGGCGCAGGCCATGAAAAATCTGGATGCAATTGATCGCCGTGCCGTTCCCCGGGCCTCTGCCACGACACTGAACCGAGTGGCGGGGGCCATTATTGCGAAAACGGCCTCTTCAGTTGCCAGGGAGCTGGCCGTTCCCCGTCGTCTTATCCGTGCCCGCATCCGGTTAAGTCCGGCACGACCGGATAAGGTTTACGCAAAGGTTTACATCAATACCGGCAACCTGCCCGCCATCAAACTGGGGGAGGCCCGCGTTCGACTTTCCCGCAGAAAACGGAGAAAGAAAGGACAGCGTGCGGCCCTGAAAGGGGGCGGCAGTGTGCTGATTGTGGGGAAAAGACGGATCCCGGACGCCTTTATCACCCGGCTGGCTAACGGACGCTGGCATGTGATGCAGCGTATGCCGTGGGCATCATCATCCACCGGCGCGGACAGCAAAGGGAGGCCGAAACGCCACCGTCTGCCGATCGAAGTGGTGAAGATTACGACTGCCGGACCGCTGGCAGAAACCTTTGAACGTGAACGGGACCGGATGTACCGGGAAAAATTACCGGCGCAGATGATGAAAGCCATGACGCATCAGTTACGCCTGGTGCTGAAAAGAAAATGACTGGGAGGGTGTATGAAACACCGTGAAATACGGGCGGCAGTTCTGTCTGCCCTGAAAGACAATATTTCTGAGAGGGTGAGCTGGTTTGACGGTCGCCCGGTTTTTATTGATGAACAGGAACTGCCTGCTGTTGCTGTTTACCTGACAGATGCGTCTGCTGCTGACGAGTTCGTTGATGAGGGAACCTGGGAGGCGACACTGCATATTGAGGTTTTTCTCAGGGCAAAAGAACCGGACTCGGCACTGGATATGTGGATGGAAGAAAAAATTCTTCCTGCGCTGGAGGCAGTTCCCGGGCTCAGTGCATTACTGCTGAAGATGAATCTTCAGGGGTATGACTACCGCCGGGATGATGAGTTTATGATGTGGGGATCGGCAGATCTCCTGTGGAAAATTACCTACGAGATGTGAGGACGATATGGCAACACCAAATCCCCTTGAGCCGGTAAAAGGTGCCGGTACCACTCTGTGGGTTTACAACGGCAAGGGTGATGCTTATGCAAACCCGTTGTCAGACGATGACTGGCAGCGACTGGCTAAGGTGAAGGATCTGACGCCGGGCGAGATGACGGCAGAACCCTACGATGATAACTACCTGGATGATGAAGACGCGGACTGGACCGCGACCGGGCAGGGGCAGAAGTCTGCAGGAGATACCAGTTTTACGCTGGCCTGGAAACCGGGAGAAGAAGGTCAGAAAGGGCTTATAGGCTGGTTTGAAAGCGGGGATGTGCGGGCCTATAAAATCC